TGCCGCCTGCGTTATTTTTGTAAGACCTGCAATAATCGGCTGTAATGCTTTGTTTATGAATGCTCCTGCGGTTGACATAAGATCTTTGAACGCTCCTGAAAGCACTGAAAGACTGTACGCTGAACCCGTTTGCACCTCATTGCCGAAGTTCTTGTCTGCCTGTTCCAGAATAGCAAGCGTTCTGATTTGCTGCTGTTCATAAAATGTAAGCTGTTCCCACGAGCGTCCGTTTGAAATCTGCTTAAATGCGTCTGTGACCTCAAGCATTGCAACGTTTACGTTTATGCCCAAGTCCTCAATAGCCTCCGTATTGCCAAGCAGTCCCGAACGGATACGTTCCATAACGTCCTCCATGGTGCGTCCTGTCTTGGACGCCACCACGGACGAGGCTTTCAGCATTGCTATTGTCACCTTTGCATTTTCGGCAGTATCCTTTGTTATGTTCTTGAAAAGATTTCCGTATGTAGCCGCAAACTCGTATGCAGAGCTTTCAGCCATGCCGAGCGACTTTCCTGTTACGGTTGCAAAATATTCTATGTACTTTGCCGACTCTTTGAAAAGGTCATTTACTCGAAGTACGGAGCTTTCAAGTGAAACGTATGATTTGAATGCCTGAACGAGTCCTGCAACTCCAAGCGTTACACCTGCAAGTGCGGCGGCTGTTTTGGCGAGAGATTTTATGCCTGAGCTGATGCTTTTAAGCCCTCTGCCAAACCCCGAAGTATCGGCATTAATTCTGACTGTTAAATCCCGTAAAGACATTAGTACCTCCTTTCCGCCTCAGCTAATTTTTTGTCAAATTCGGTGTTGGATATTGCAGGAGCTTTACTTGTCTGCGACTCCTTTAAATAAAATTTCAGACTTTTCAGCTTGCCCGAGAATGCAGCACCGACAAAATTCGCGGTTTCCCATGCAAGAACAGTCCTTGAATTTATGTTTTCGGAGTGTATGCGGTTGTATTCCCTCACGCATTCGTTAAGCTCCCACAGCTCCATGTTCCACAGGTCAGGTATGCTTATTCCGACTCTGTAGGCTGTTCTGACAATTTCAGCGGAATTCCAAGTATCTTCCTTATCAGATTTTTCTGTGTTTCCCCCAGCGGATATTTTTCCACCTTTGCTTCAATTTCATCATCAGTTCCCGTGAACATCAGACGTGCGATAAGCTCCTGAACCGTATACTGCAAGTCGGTGTAGTCCCATGCGTCAAGGATCTCGTTTCTGAAAGTCTTATCGTTGAGCTTGTCAGCTGAAAGTGAGATAATATCGATAAGCTCGTTTATTTCTGCGGCTGCTATTTTGTCAAAAATCTGAGTGAGGGGGAGCTTGAACCTCTGTTCCAGCTTCAAAGAAACTCCAAGCTTTGTTGATAATTCGTATTCATTCTCATTTACTTTGATAAACATAATAAAAAACTCCTTTAAATAATAAAAGCAAGCTTAACAGCCTGCTTTTTTTGATTGATACTTGACATTTTTTCTGTTTATGCTATAATATAAATGAAAGGGTACTGCGATAAGCGGTTCTCCCTCAAGCGATTTTAGTTAAGAATAACCGTCGCCTTATGGTAGAGTGGGGCGGTTATTTCTTTTTATTATTATTTACAAGAGCTATTATGTTTAAAACTACGTTAATTAATGTAAGTAATTCTAAAGTACTCATGCAAACACCCCCGTTTCCGAGGGAAAAGATTGAACCGCCTACCGTTTTATCCAGTACCCATGTCTATATTATAGCATGGGTACTATTTTTTGTCAATTAACCTGTCGGCAGAGTAAGAACAGCCGCCTTTGAACCTGCCAGACTTATTGAAATATCAGCCTTGCCGTCAGCCGAATGGTCGATTTCCAGTGACTCCACAAGACAGTCGCCCTGTAAAAACGTGTTCTCGTTGAGATAAAAAGTGCCTTTGATTGTATTGCCACTTTCAAATGCGTCATAAAGTATTTTCTGACCACTTGCCGTGTCAAAATCACATGTACCGTCTGCACTTGCGGACCAGTCCTTTATTGACGCCGCCTTTTCCTTGTAGTCCGAACCGAAAGAGAGAACTTCAAGGATTTCCTTTGAAAGCGATACGTTCCATGAGGACATGTGAACGATGTCCGTTTCGCTTTCAGCTCCGCTTGCTTTGAAGCTAAGCTTGCCTGTAACACCTGTATAAAGTGCCATAAAAATTACCTCCTGTAAATTTTAAAATTAACGGTATACTCCTGGCGCTGTTTATCGTCACGTCCGATATCGAGTATTGCCGTTTCCTGTATAACAGAAATCTCCGTATCACTGTAGCGGTTAAGCTTGTCGGTGAATGCGGAGATTTTTTCGTATGACCTCTCACCCCTGCACCTGAGCTGTACGTTTTCGACAATGTCAGTGTCGCCGAATGAATGTACAGGCGGACTGCCCTTATATTCAGTCAGTACGGATAAATCGTCAGGGAAATCAGGGAGAAATCCGAGCTTTACAGTGCTGTCGTTAAGAACTGCACCAAGCTTATCAAGTATATTCATCATCTCAATGCCTCGTCAGGTATGCTTTTGAGCATGTCAATGTATTTCTGCTCATTTTCGGCGAACGGCTGTTCAAGGAACTTCGCCTGTCCGCCTTTCGGGTGGTTATAGCCAAGCTCCTCATGCTGACGAAGTGCGTAGGGCAGGGAATAGCCGATTTCCGCACTTAATTTCAAGGACGGCACCGCCTCACCGCATTTTGATTTATTCGTGAAAACTGTCGAACCGTTTATTTCAGCAGAACAATTATTACGCAAATCACCTGTATCGACAGGTGCAAGTCTTACGGAACGTCCTGCGAGGTCAAGAGCAATGGCAGTGACCTTTTTTGTGGCAAGCTCAGGATTACGTCGGATTGCCTTTTTAAGCTGTCTGTCAAGCTCACGGCTGTCTATCTCGATTGAATTTCTTCTGCTCATCACATCACCGCCTTATAACCTGTAATTTCGCCGTCAAGGTCGGTCATTTCGCTGACCGAAAGCACCGCAAGACCGTTTATTGTATCGCCTGTTGTGATTTTTTCCGTAAGATAGCAGATATGCTCCGCCGTAACGGTCGAGCCGTCAGACCTGTTTACAAGCTGATATTTCTGCACAAGCCTGCATGGAACGCTGCGAGGCTCGCTGTAAATCGGCTGACCTCGTGCATTTGTTCCGTCTGCATATCTTACGGTGCAGGTTTGATTGAGGTAATCTTCTAGCATATCTCAAAACCTCCCGAAAGATATGGTGAAAGCAGGCTTACGGCTTTTTTGCAGTCATAAACGCTTGATTTTGACGCAGACTGCACATTATCTCCGTAGCTTTCCGATAAATCGCCCAAGGAAAATGACTTAACTCCGTCTGCAATAAGCTTTGAACGTTTTTCGGAGCTTTCCTGTTTTTTTTCGTCTGACAGATACAATGCAAGCTCGATTTCGGCGGACTTTACACGTTCAGGAGCTCCCGAGTCTGTATGTCCGTACTGATACGGCAAGCGTGGAAAAGCGGTTTCCTGTTCGGGAACCGCCTTTCTTCCGCCGAATTTCAGACATTCTATTGAGTCAAAAGCATTGTTCAGGTAAACAGCTTTATCGTCCTCGGAAAGTGCATTCCAACGCTTGTAAGCCGCTGATTTTGAGGTATAATGAGTGCTGATGTAGCTGTCAGCCTCCTTAACCGAGCTGTACATTAATTACCCTCCTGCCGGTGTTGACCTTTTGAATAAGAGATCAGATGTAAGTGCCTTTGTGCCGTAGTCATAGAAAAGCGACACCGCATAATCGTTTGAAAGCTGGATTTTTTCAGGCTCGGAGTACTGATTTACGATAACAGGCTGTCCGACCGTATCAGTGTGCATGAGCAGAAAATCAATTCCTGTCGGGAGATTGATTGAGCTGTAAACCTTAACCCCATGATACATTCCGAACTCCTCAGCCGCAGTGTCAACGTTGCAGTTTATCTGACTGTCAAGCTTTGTGCGGACTGTGCTGTAATAGCTTGGGGAGAGGATAAGACGGTGATTGCGTCTGTTTGTACCCCTCACATAGTCATTTTTTACAGTTTCAAGTGACAGGATAGCCGCTTCGAGAATTTCGAGAGGGTCGGTTGCATTTGTGGTGATTTCAGCTGCCGCAGTGCAAGCCGCAGAGAAAAACGCTGTATCAAGGTCTGACGCCATAGTGTCAATGTGGTTTGACGCACGTCTTGACATGATGCCTGCAACGCCGAAGGTGTCAAGGTCGAATTTTGAAACCTCCTCGACAATTTCCTTGTGGGTGTCCACATTGACAGTGATCGGCGGAACCTTTACAGCGTCACCCTTGCCTGCTGTTCTGGCAGTTCCGTATGTCTTTGACTGGGAATTTGCAAAACGCTTGTATTCAACAGAGCCTGCCGCAGGACTTCCCGAATAGTTCTGGGATTTCAGTGCGTTTGAGAGTGTATCCCTCTGGATATTCTCAATGACAATGCCGTAGATTTCTTTGAGGTCAGCTTTGGTTGATGCCGCCTGCAAAAGTGATAATGCCTTTGTTCTTGCCATAAAAAATTACCTCCTAAAAAATTACCGTTCCTGAAAACGGGTACTCGTAAAGAAGTTTTTATGATTTGAAGATGAGGTTGCGTAACCATGGCGGTTACGCAACCTTTCTCTTTTTGTCGTACTTCATACTGTCAGCGACCGCAGTTGATACTGCGACATCGAAGCGATAATAAATGTCGATCTGCTGTGTGCGGTGACCGCTGCTCTTATCGGGAGCATGAACAACGATCTTCTCGATAAGTTCATGCATGATCTCAGGAGTAAGCTCCGTGATACGCTCATACTTCTGCACCACGCTGATGAATGCGGTCACATCGGCTGACTTCTGCTCTGCCGTTTCGATGAAGTCAGTAAGCTCTGCTACGGTTGCTCTCAGTTTCTTCTGCTCGTCCTCATATCCTGCCGACATTATGGAAAATCGCTCATCGGAAATCTTGCCCGATACGTTATCCTCATAAAGCCTTGTGAACAGTCTGTCCAGTTCTGCGATGCGCTTCTCCGATTCTTTCAGCTTCTTCCTGGACTTGGAAAGCTCCGAGGACTGCTTCTGAACGGAATTATCCATAGCCATCTGCACAAACTCGTCCTCGTTATCCTTGACAAAGGCAACCATCTTATTTAGTTCACCGAGTATGATCTCTTTCAGCACTATTGTCCTGACGAAGTGAATTGTACAGCCGTTCTTGTCTTTTGCATAGGTGCCACATTTCAGATGCTCTTGGTCGGCAGTCATGGTTGTCGCTCGGCACAGATACAACTTCTTTCCACAGTCGGCACAGTAACAGATGCCTGAAAACGGATTGACTTCTTCGTGCTTTGTCGGACGGCGTTTGTTCTTGCGAAGCTCTTGCACCAAGTCAAACTCTTGCTGAGTGATAATGGCTTCATGGGTATTCTCAAAGATTAGCCAATCCTCTTTCGGGTTATCCACACGTTTCTTGTTTTTGTAGGACTTCACATGAGTGCGGAAATTGACTGTGTGTCCGCAGTATTCAGCCTTTTCGAGAATATGGGCAATTGTCTCATTGCCCCAACGGTGCAGCTTGGCATTCTTATGACCATTATCCCTGCCCTGCGACAATGCGTAGGCAGTTGGCGTGGGGATGCCTTGTTCCGTTAATATGCGAGCAATCTGCGTCGGACCATAGCCGTCAATGCAAAGATGAAAAATCTTGCGAACGACCTCTGCGGCTTCATCGTCGATCACCCATAAGTTCTTATCCGTTTCCGAGTGCTTGTAGCCGTAGATTGGATTGGAAAGATGTTTACCCGACTGCCCCTTTGCCTTGAAAACAGCCCTGATCTTCTTGCTCGTATCACGGGCGTACCAGTCATTAAAAATGTTCTTGAAAGCCATCAGCTCATTTTCAGACTTTAAGGTATCCACGCCGTCATTGATAGCGATATAACGAACATCATGATCCGGAAAGATTATCTCGATGTACTCGCCTGTTTTGAGATAATCACGTCCAAGTCTTGAAAGGTCTTTAGTAATGACCGTACCGACTTTGCCCTCCTCAATGTCAGCCAGCATCGCTTTGAAGCCCTCACGCTCCCACGTCGTTCCCGAAACTCCGTCATCAACATAAAACACGGGATTGCTGAAACCATTATCCTCTGCGTACTTCTTGAGGATAGCCTTCTGGTTGGTGATGCTGTTGCTCTCACCCTGTAACATATCGTCCTGCGAAAGGCGACAATATAATGCTGTGATCTTGTCTGTCATAATTTACCTCTCTTTCCGACAGATACAGCAAGCTATGTTATCATTATAGCGCGCACCGACAATAAATACAATGCGCCGATATCACAAAGTTACACAGCCTGCTTCTCGGGTTCTTGTCCGGATTCACCGAGGAGTATTTCACTCTCCCGGATAATAAGCCTTTTCAGAATATCTGAAAGGCTCTCCTTTGAAGCAGGGTTGAACACGGTTGTCACCGTGTAAGTGGTATGTCCGATTCTGTACTCGGACGTTGCGTTAAAAGTTGTCTCTGCCTTTTCTTTCTCTACGGCAGTAACTTTTTTATTCATAGCGAATTTTACTCCTTTAGCTTCTCTGTCTCTATGCTTTAGAGTCGAGGGCTTCGCTTTCTATCTCTCACCCTCATAATAGCCGTAAGGTCGGCTCAGTGTTTTGAGCCGACAGAGTATTTTACGGCTACATTTTTTGTTACCGGATAGTTTTAATCCTCATAGGGATTCGCTTTATCCGTAAAGCTCATTTGCTGACCGAAGTCAGCGGGAAGATCGGCGGTATCGGTTTTCTCATTTTCAGCATTTCCGCCACCGACCAGTTTCAGAAGATCTTCATCGGACAGACCGCTTGCACGGAGTTTCTGCAACAGCGAATGCTCCGAGGTGATGATCTCATCAA